GCAAAGAGTACTGAACGTGGATATGCTGACTCTCGCTCACCCGATCGTGATATTGCTAAAGCAGGAAGTAATCAAGCTAAAAAAGGTATTAAGACATTTATTAATCGTAATAAAGGTACGTCTACCGCTGTTGATAAACTGACTGGTAAAGCTAAAGTACCTGCAAAAGAAGAAACGGTTGATGAGATCTCCAATGCTAAGATGGGTCAATACGTACGTAAAGCTGCTGACGATGCTGCAAGAAAAGGTTCAAAGGGTGATGTAGCCGGAGCTAGACAGAGAGTAAAAGGCGTGTCTAAAGCTATGGATAAAATGGACAAAAATAGACTGTATGGGAAACAATAAATGAAAACCTTTTTTCAATTAAGTGAGTCTTTGCAAGAGGCAAAAGATAAACATAATTTTACTTCTGCGCAACACAAGGCTGCAGCAGATTATCATCATAAAATGATGGGGGCTCACGAAAGTGCAGGCCACGAACATCGGATGGACGAAGATGAGCCGGTAAACCATCATACTAAAGCATATGATGCGCACTATGATGCACATAGTTTTCATAGAAATGCTGCAGCGCATAAAGCGGGAGATAAGGACCATGGGCCAGCCAATGTACAACATGCGCATAAGGCTTCCAAAAAAGCTAACAGAATATCTGCTAATCCAAAACGCACAGACGTTAAAGTATCAGATCATTACAACGGTGGCAAAAAATACGACATGACCAGCTATTTTCCAGCCAGAGGTAAACCAAAATCACATCCATATGGCGAAAAAATACCAGGTTAATATTGGAAAATAAAAATGGCCACCACGAGAGAACATCTTATGCAAATATGGGGATTAGAGCAGCACGCCGATACGCATGCTGCTTATTCAGAAGATTTAAAAAGTGAATGCGATACTGCTGAAGATGAAGTAACAGAAAAAAAATCAGAGTCTTGGGAAGCAGGATATAAACGCAGAGTTGTGAAGACTACAAGTGCTGAACATAAGGCTGATGGTTACAATTGGAGAATCAAAGGGAAAGAACGTCCTGAGATTTCTATTAAATTATATAAGAGCAAGCCTGATCAGGCTGAGTTTAATAGGCAAATGAAACGAGTTGCGGGGCACGAGTTCGGTGGATAGGTTTAAAACATTCTTAGAAAAAGATTCTAAAGGTCATTTCCGTCCAACCGACAAAGGTGCCGGTATGACTCAAAAAGGAGTCGATGCTGAGAATAGAAGAACTGGTGGTAATTTAAAAACCGCTGTTACTACTAAGCCTAGTAAATTAAAAAAAGGATCTAAAGCAGCTAATAGACGGAAATCATATTGTGCTCGTAGTGCAGGACAAATGAAAAAGTTTCCAGCTGCCGCTAAAGATCCTGATAGCAGACTTCGTCAAGCAAGGCGTAGGTGGAATTGTTAAATTATGAAACCTTCTCTAGAATTAACAACGGAATTAAATATGACTACTAATGCACGCCTAGATAGAATTGAGGAGAAGCTTGACGCTCTTACCGAGGCAATGATTGCTTTGGCTCGAGCTGAAGAAAAAATTGCTGGTATTAAACAGGCACAAGATAGCGGGGTGGAACGTATGAACCACTTTAGCAAGAAGCTTGATAGTATAGAAGAACAAGTAAGAGATAATGCTCACACTGTTAGTATAATAAATAAATTATTCTGGGTAGCTGTAGTAGCTATCGCTGGATCAATCGCAGCCCAAATGTGGATGTAAAGGAAACTAAAATGAAAACTCAAAACATTAAAGATATGGGCCTCGCGTTGCAACAGGTCCAGGAATCAGCAAAAGCTGCTTTAGCAAAGAAACTTGCTAAAGCATCAGCTTCATCTGAAAAGGGTAAAGCAGCAGTAACTCTGCCTAAAGCACCCTTTGATATTCCAAAGAAGGGTGCTAATGAAGCCCTCAAAGGTGATCAGCATAAGTTAGATCACGATAAAGATGGCGATATCGATGCAGCTGATTTTGCAAAGTTACGCAAAAAGAAAAAAGGCGAAAAGGCTGAAGTAAAACCGCGGCAAGAACCCGATGGTGAAAAAACTAAAGCAAACGATGCACCAATGGAAAAAACCGAATCTACTCGTTGGCCAATCTATGCCCGCATTATGGAAAAGCAATCTCATACTGCAGGCGCTACAGCTCCTGAAGAAATGGATTCTAAGGATTCACCTTCTGCAAAGAAAATGAAAAAAGATCATAAGCCTGAAGTAAATGATACTGAAGCTAAAGGCCACGTCGATGCAGCAGAAGCTGGCCGTAAAGGCCCTTCAGCAAAAGCTCGCCCTAATGATAATATGAAGGGCGATAAAAATATCGTTAATCCAGTAAAAGGAGCCGAAACTAATGGCAAAAATTAATCCACCCAGCTGGGCAAAGAACGCGGTTCCAACTCCACAGGGTTGGCGAGACCCTCGGACGAACGAGCTGCTTAAGTCACAAAATTTTTCAGATGAACAGATTAACGATTACCTTGGCGTAACGAAAAAAAAATCTAAGTATAAAAAAGCTCCAGTTGCGGAAGCGGCTCCCGTCCCTAAACCTATTCAACTTAATGAAGCGCCAGCCAACAACAAAAGTTTAGATGATATGTCTAAGCTTGAGCTAGAAGCGTTAGGCCGGGAAAATGGCATTGAGCTTGATCGTAGAAAGGGTCAATCAGCTTTAGTAGAAGAATTAAAGGAAGTTATAAGTGAATAAATAGGTTTGAAACTTATTTAGGACATATAATGGAATTTGATGAAGTAACCGAAAGCAATTTGCTTCTTTACGCCGCTAAGCATTATTATAATCCTCTGGGCGCAAGTTCAGAGGATTTTTATGAAGATTTAAAAAGAAGTAAATATGTAAAGAGATTGGTTAATCGCTATATCACTCACAATGAATTATCTGAACGATTAATTTTAAACCATTTAATTATTATATTTAACATGTTTGGTATAGAAGCTGGTTTAAAAATATTAGAACTAAAATTAGACAATAGGCAATGGCCAGTCGTAAAACCGTTTTTAATATTTTTAAGATATATCGAGAATACAGAATATACAGAATATGGCATGGATAGTTATGTTGTTGAAGCATTAAGGAAAATATAATGGGTGTTATCAAAAGAGCAGCCGACCTAGTATACACATTTAGATTCCTCAAACTTCTTGTGACGTCGTTTGAAGATACCTCTGCATTTAAAATGGGTTTAATCAATGATAAAGGTAAAAGAATAAAAAAGCCTTCTACTACAGAAGAAAAGAATGCTTATACGCCCTTTCATAGATTAGTTTTTAATATTAAAAAACTTATTCCAGCAGGTAAACTAGGATCATATGCATCAGCTTTATATTTAATTAAAGAACACGGTCAACTAAGAGATGACTCTTTAGAAAAAATTGTAAAAGAACTTGGCTTAAGTACATTAGATTTTATGTTAGAAGATAATCAATGGTTTGTCTTAGAGGATAGGCAATTATCTCCTGGTGTTTATAGAATACGAAATGCTAAAATGATTAACTCTACTTTTGAAGATATAGTTAAATCAAAAGATCAGGTTAGAATTAAAGAAGACGCGTATCCCATTGGTGATATATTCGGCATTGACATATATGAAGGAATACACCTTAACACAAATCAAAAAATTTACGTATCATCAACGGAGCTAATTAAATGACAGATTGGGTTTGCGGCGTTTGTAATAACGAACCATGTACATGCAAAAATATTTCTGAAGCTGGTCTATGGGCAAATATTTGGGCCAAACGTAGAGCTGGTAAAAAGATGCGTAAGAAGGGTGAAAAGGGTGCACCTACTCCTGATGCAATTAAAAAAGCACAAGAAGATATTGGAACTACAACTGGATCTGTTGTAGGCGCAGGAGATAATCCATCTGGAACAGTGGTTATAGATAAGCGTAGACGTAAAGACAAATCGCCACGTGTTCTAAAACGGTTTAGAAAATATTTAGATCATGATTAGAATATATCTCTTTTGTTTTTTAGTCGCTACGTTTGGTGGAATTGGTTATACCGCATATTGGTATTATCAAAACTCAGAAGCTGAGAAAGCGCAATTAAGAGAAAATAATGTTTTGCTAAGGGGCGCAACCGCAACCTTAGAAAAAACGGTAACTGAATTGCAAGATGAAGCTGGCGAAAATGCTTTAATGATTGTTGAACTTCAGGAAGCATTGCAAAGGTCAGAAGCTGGACTTGATAGGCTTAGAAAAAGATTTAGTCAAATTGATATAACAAGACAAGCTCTTGAAGATCCAGCGGATCTTGAGCGGAGGATTAATCGTGGCGTGGACAGACTCATACAAAACATTTTATCTGATACCTCTCCTTCTACTACTAGCGAGCTGCGCGAAAGCGCCGGAGCAGATAGTAGTAACTGAGACAGAATTTATTTATCCAAATATTCCAGCACAGGCAGCACCGAAACCGGTTGATATGCCTGATGTTGAATGGTTTGTTGTGAATGAAGATAACTTAGAAGAAGCTATTGAACGAATTAAAGAAGCCGGTGGTGTTGCCGCCTTCATGGCTATTACGCCAAAAGGCTATGAGAACCTATCATTAGGCATAGCTGACTTACGCAGATATATACTTCAACAAAAAGAAATTATCGCGTATTACGAAACACAAATCCAAGAAAAAACAAATAAAAATAAATAAATATTTTTACAATATATTGCTATATTTAGTACAGATATAGCATATATTGCTATTTACAAAGACGTGGTTTTGATATATAATACCACAATAAGAGAAAATCATTTACATAAAGGAAATTGCAATGGCAACAGCTTCTGTTGACACACGTAAACTTTTGTCCGAAACAAAGTTTTACGATAGTTACTCACGCTTTAACGACGAAAATGAAAGGTACGAAACATGGGAGGAAGCTGTAGATCGCGTGATCGAAATGCACGCAGATCAATACAAAGAAAATGATAACGGATTAAAGTCTTATTTAGAAGAAGCTAGACATGCCTATAAAGAACAAAGAGTATTAGGCGCACAACGTGCTCTCCAGTTTGGTGGAGATCAATTGCTAAAACATCAAATGAGAATGTATAACTGTACGTCTTCATATGCAGACCGAGCAGCATTTTTTGGTGAAATTTTTTATATTTTACTATGTGGTGCTGGTGCAGGATTTTCTGTACAAGAACACCATGTCGCTAGACTTCCAAAGATTACGGCACGAAGCAAGCCTGCAAAGACTCATGTTGTTACAGATGATATCGAAGGATGGGCAACCGCGGTTGATATTCTTATGTCATCTTACTTTACTAATGGCGGCAAATATCCAGATTATGCTGGTCGCAGAGTTTATTTTGATTTGTCAAACATCCGGCCAAAAGGATCTAAGATCTCTGGTGGATTTAAAGCACCTGGTCCCGATGGTCTACGTCGTGCACTTGACAAGATTGAGCATCTATTGCAAGACATTGTAATTGATACAAAGGAATCAATTGCGCTGCGTCCAATTAATGTCTATGATATTTGTATGCATACCGCTGATGCCGTACTATCAGGCGGTGTTCGCCGTTCAGCAACTATTTGCCTATTCTCACCTAACGACGAAGAAATGATGTCAGCTAAAACTGGCAATTGGTTTGTTAATAATCCACAACGTGGTCGATCAAATAACTCTGCCGTTATTGTTCGAGATAAAACTACGCCTGAACAGTTTAGTAATATTATGACTAATGTGAAAGAATTTGGTGAACCAGGATTTGTATTTGTAGAGTCAACCGAACATACAACTAATCCTTGTGTTGAAATCGGGATGTTCCCACAAATTGATGGGCAATCTGGATGGCAGGGATGTAATCTAACAGAGATTAACGGTGGTAAATGCGTAACTAAAGAAGATTTCTTTCTTGCATGCCGCGCTGGTGCGATCTTAGGCACACTCCAGGCAGGATATACTGACTTTAAATTCTTACCAGACACGACTAAAGACATTTTTGATCGTGAAGCTTTACTTGGCGTATCAATCACTGGCTGGATGAATAATCCTGATATTCTATTTGATGCAGACATACTTGAAGAAGGAGCAAGCATTGTCAAACAAGTCAACAGAGAAGTTGCTGAAGTTATTGGAATCAACGCAGCGGCTCGAACAACTTGTGTCAAGCCAAGCGGCAATGCTTCGGTTCTATTGCAAACTGCTAGCGGTATTCACGCTGAGCATTCTAATATGTACATTCGTAATGTTCAAATGAATAAAGAATCTGAGGTAACTCAGGCTATACAAAAACAAAATCCACATATGGTTGAAGAATCAGTTTGGTCTTCAGGCGGAACAGACGTAGTCGTGTCATTTCCAATTCTTCCAAAAGAAGGATCTATGCTAAAAGACGATTTGATTGGCGTAGACCATCTTGAAAAAGTCAAGCTAGCTCAAGAGCATTGGGTTAATGCAGGCACAAACGAAGAACTATGTGCTGACAAAGGCATTCGTCACAACGTATCAAATACTATTATCGTAAAAGATTGGGATGAAGTAGAAAACTACGTATTTAAAAATCGTCGTAGCTTTGCTGGTATTTCATTCTTATCTGCAATGGGTGACAAAGACTTTAACCAGGCGCCAAATACCGGAGTTATCGATGCAAATACTATGGTTGATAAATACGGAACAGCTGCCATCTTTGCAAGTGGTTTAGTTGTTGATGCGCTTAATGCGTTTGATAATCTTTGGACTGCATGTTCTACTGCCCAAGGTATGGGTGAAGATCTATCAGTCGAGTCTACTCAGACAGCATTGAAGAAAGATTGGATTCGTCGCTTTAATAACTTTGCTAATAACTATCTTGATGGCAATCTAAAAGAAACTGAGTATTGTTTGAAGGATTCGTATTTACTACATAAGTGGAATAAAATTAATGCGAACTTCAAAGATATGAATTGGGAACAAGACCTGACCGAAAAGAAGTATACTGACGTTGATACGTTAGGTGCCGCGGCTTGTGCAGGTGGAGCATGCGAGATTGATTTCTAATGACAAATGAAAAAAGCTTTATAGTTGAATGCAATTACTGTGACGTTGAATCAGAAATATATTCCGAAACGCATATGACAGTTGAATATTGTCCATTTTGTGGTGAAGAGAATAATGCGATAGAATTAGATTCAGATGAGTACTGAGATTAATTCAGTAGCTACTAATATACAAAGCGCCATGATGCTTCAAGGTGTTAGTAGGAATATGCAAATGAATACTCCTAACGAACGACAATCATTAAAAGGCGTAAGTAAAAATATGCCTTTTAATTATGAATCAAGTAAGCATGCTCAACAAGATTATAAATCTGAAGTTTATTACAATTATAATCGAAAAGGTGAAAGAGTAATGATTCAACAAATTGGAAATAAAGTTGACATAAAAATAGTATAGATACCCTTATGTGGGTTTATGAAAATAAAGACTTTGATCAAACCCCTGATGAATTTCAGGGGTTTGTTTATATGGTGACCGAGTTAGATACCGGTAAAAAATACATTGGCAAGAAGTTTTTCTGGAAGCCGAAAATATTGCCTGTGACTAAGACACGCAAACGTAGAGTCCGCACACGAGTCGAATCTGATTGGCGAGACTATTACGGTTCGAGTAAAGAAGTTCAAGCTTTAGTTGAATCAAAAGGCAAAGATAATTACAAAAGAGAAATCTTAAGACTTTGCAAGTCAAAAGGTGAGTGCTCTTACTACGAAGCAAAACTCCAATTTCAATACGATGTATTACTATCCGATGAATTTTATAACGAATTCATTGGCTGCAAAATACATTCAAAGCATATATAATATATGAGGATAATATGGTAAGACCAGTATATGAAGTGGTTCGTCGTACTAAAAATCGACGTAACAAAGAAGACAAAGTCAAAGAGTTACAAGAAAACGAATCTTGGGCTTTGAAAGATATTTTACGCGGCTCGTATGATAGTACCGTTACATTTAGCTTTCCTGGAGGCGATCCGCCTTTTACTCCCAATCAAGAACACAATGCACCATCAAACCTTCTCAAGGAACACAAGAGATTTGTCTATTTTGTTTCTGGAGGTCCAGGTGATGAAATGCCACCATACAAACGTGAAAGAATTCTATTTGAGATCTTAGAAGGCATTCATCCAGATGACGCTAAGCTTGTTGTATCAATGATTAATAAAAAGAAATTAGAAGGCATTTCGAGGCCTGTAATCGAGGAAGCGTTTCCTGGATTATTGCGAGACTAGATTATGATTATGTGACTTTCTTTTACTTTAAAGGAGACATTTATACATGTCAGAAATTCAACTGAACCGTCTTAGAAAAGATTCGCTTGAACTAAAAGAATATGCTCAAAAACTTGAGCGCAAAGGTAAGATCTCACTAATGCAAAAAATTCTACTCAAACGAAAATATCTAGACAATCGTATAAAAGAAGCTTCATAGTAAAAATAGGAGTGTACTTCCCCCATATAGTGTGGTATAATAAAGTATCAATACTTAATGGGGGATAGTATACTGTGAATATATTCGTCTTAGACAAAAATCCAATAGTTGCTGCTCAACTGCAATGCGATAAGCACGTCGTAAAAATGATTGTTGAGTCGGCGCAAATGCTTTCAACGGCCCATCGTATGTTAGATGGCCAAGAATATAAAGCTCCGTCTAAATCAGGTAAACGTATGGTTAAAAAGTGGAAACTTAAAAACCATGATGATGTTATTTATAGTGCTGTACATATGGGTCATCCTTGTACTGTATGGACTATGGAATCAAATGCTAATTACGAATGGCATTACAAACATTTTATTGCCTTGTGTGACGAATACACTTTTCGATATGGTAAGACTCATGGCACAGATACTAAGCTTAGAGAAATTCTTAAGAAACCTCCTTCTCATATACCTTGGACAAATCTATGCACGCCGTTTAAACTTGCAATGCAGCACGAACCTCAGTGTATGCATGAGAATGATCCTGTAAGATCTTATCAGGAATACTATCAAACTAAACAGGATCGTTTTAAAATGATATGGACTAAGCGTGACATTCCGGAGTGGTTTAATGTTTACGCAGCCTGAATATAAAGTTATTGATGAACTTAAATTTGGTGACCCAGACATACCAGGTACATGGCTAAGACTTGAGGAAAGTGAAAGCGGAAAAAGAGTCATTAGGCACTGGTCATCTATGTCTAAACAATGGAATGTCATGTATAGATACAATGTACAAGAAAATTGGGAAATGTGGAAAAGGCATGAAACAGAAACATCTTTACCGGCTAAAGAACGCACAAACAAAAGAAGTGTACGTAAAGCAGCTGACGCGTCAAGAACTAGTAGAGTACCTCGAAAAAAATCCAAACGTAAGCCTATATCGGAGTAGTTAATTGCCAATCTATACAGTTAGAAGAGACAGCGCCGATGCTGAAAGGTCGTGGGAAGTCTCGTGCTCGTGGAAAGAACTCCAGGACATGTTAGAAGAATATAAGCTAATTCAAGTTTTGTCTGCTCCTAGAATTGTTGAGTCTACCGGAGGCGTCTTATCTAAAACACCTGACAGTTGGAAAGAACATTTAGGTCGTGTTAAAAAAGGTGCTGGTGTAGGAAATACTATAAAAACATGAAAAGAAATAAGCAACCAAATAATTCTATGACAGTACGTTTAGATGATCTATTAGAGTATGAACCATTAACTGAAACACAAAAGGTTGCGTTTGATTCTTGGGATGACGATAATAATATGGTATTGGCTGGATCAGCTGGTACCGGTAAAACATTTGTAGGAATGTACCTTGGTTTAGAAGCAGTTCTAGATCCTAATACTCTACAAGATAGACTAATTATCATAAGATCTATGGTTCCAACGAGAGATATGGGATACTTGCCTGGCACTAAGGCAGAAAAAGAAGAAGCATACATTGCTCCATATAAAGCTATTGCCTGCGATTTATTTGGTGATAAGGGATCTTGGAGTAAAGCGATATCTTCAGGTAAAATTCAATTTGAATCTACTTCCTTTATCAGAGGTGTAACTGTAGATAATGCTGTGATATTAGTAGACGAGATGCAGAATCTAAACTTCCATGAGCTAGACTCTGTTATAACACGTGTCGGTAGAGATTCGCGTATTATATTTAGTGGTGATCATCTACAAACTGATTTTAAATATGAAGATGATAAAACAGGAATATATAAATTTCTAACAATCGTAGAACAACTAAAAAACTTTGATATAATTAATTTTGGATGGCAGGATATTGTGCGATCTGATTTTGTAAGAGACTATATTATGACAAAAGAAATGCTCAACCTATAGGAGGATTATATGGCATTTAATCTATCAAACCGATCAAAAGGTAAACTCGAAGGAGTTCATCCTGATATGGTAGCCGTAGTCGAACGTGCAATTGAATTAACTAAAGTCGATTTCGGTGTTACATACGGTGTACGTACTGTAGAAGAACAAGAGAAGCTGGTTGCTGCCGGCAGATCTCAAACAATGAAATCAAAACATCTTGTACAAGATACTGGTTATTCACATGCTGTCGATGTTGTAGCATATGATGGATCTGATGTTGTATGGGAACTAAATGTCTATGATGATATTTGTGATGCATTTAAAGAAGCAGCGATTGAAGTCGGTGTGGCAATTAAATGGGGAGCAGCATGGTCTGAGGGTGACATTCGTACGTACGAAGGAACAGCCGAAGATGCTATGAATAACTATATTGATCTACGTCGATCGCAAGGCCGCCGGCCGTTTATTGATGGACCTCATTTTGAATTAATGTAAATTAACTGTGTACAAACCCAGTTATATGTGTTAGAATGTTATTATGAATTATATACATGAAAAAATTGACTTAGGCTATGAAACTCTCACACGAGAAGATGGCAAGCAGCGCAGATATGTCACTCCTAACGGCGTGGCATATCCTAGCGTTACAACTGTAACCTCTATTCTAAACGAAGACAAGATCGCTGCATGGCGAGCTCGTGTTGGTGAAGAAGAAGCTAACAAGATCGGTAGTAAAGCTGCTACTCGTGGTACTGCGGTACACAATCTTGTAGAGAAATATCTACAAAACGATCCAGATTATGCTGAAGGTGTGATGCCACACGTCATGCAAAGTCTAACTAACATGAAACCTATTCTTGAAAAGCGGATGAATGTAATCTATGATCAAGAAGTTCCGCTCTATAGCGATCATCTTAAACTAGCCGGTACGTGTGACTGTGCTTGTAAGTTTGATGGTGTAAATAGCATCGTTGATTTTAAGACTTCTCGCTTTCCTAAGAAGAAAAAGATGCTTGACCATTACTTTATTCAAGCATGCGCCTATTCAATTATGTGGGAAGAACGTACTGGTATGGCAATGCCTAATCTAGTGATTCTCATGGATGTTGATAATGGTCGAGCTCTTACATATAAAGAGCATCGTGACAATTGGATTGAACGATTGCACGAAACCATAGATTTATTCTATACAAGGCAAAAGCAAATGGTACTGTCTTAAATTATTTTTTCCAAAAACCGCAATTAACTGTGTACATCTCCTTAAAAGTATGGTATAACTGTATCATGATAAGGATGATATTTGTTATGAAAGGAAAAAAATGAATAATTTAAATAATCTAAATAAAGTAATCTTAACTGACTGCGATGGTGTTCTCATGAATTGGGAATATGCCATGAATGTGTGGATGCAATCTCAAGGATATAAGATCGTTGAAGGTGGTCAAGAACACTACGATATGGGAGATCGATATAATCTCGATCCAGAACTTAAAAGTCGGTTAGTTCGACAATTCAACGAATCCGCT